TTACGCAACAGCTCCATATTTCCGAAATGCTTGAATGACCTGTGCTGGATCCGTAGCTGCGTAATGCGTATTAAGTGTCTTTGTGTTCCCGTTCTTATGTCCAAGATAAAATGCGACCAAGTCACGCGGACAGCCACGGCGGACCATATTCGTTGCCGTAGTTTTACGGAATAGATGCGGATAGATGCGCCTGTCAAGGATTGACTTCTCTCCGATTGTACGAATCACATATTCCAGTCCACTCTTAGCAAGTCTGCTATGCTCTCCTTTTGTTGCCACGAACAATGCTGGATTATTGTCTTTTCTACTATCCAAATACTTTTTCAAATGATACTTTGCTACATCGTCCAAACACACAGTTCTGTATGCGCGTGTTTTCTGCCCGTAAATGAGGATTTCCCCCTTTTGCCAGTCAATGTCCTGTCTATTGATTGGAACGCACTCAGAAACGCGAATAGCAGTGCTGCGAAAGAATTCTAATACAGCTCTATCTCTCAGATGCTCACGGTATTCTTTGAAATTAGTTACTCCATTTACCTCGGTCCTACATGCATCACGCAATGCTTCCATTTCCCAGTCGGCCAGAAATTCAATTGGCTTTTCAATTTCAGCAAATGGTTCTACTCCGTCTACTGGATTTTCATTTATCATCTTCTGCTTACGCATCCAGGTAAAGAATGCTGACAGGTTACGTCTTTCGTTATTCACGGTTGATGCAATGTTTCCAGCTCCACGAAAACCGGTCGCATGATACCACTGCAAATACAGCTCTACGTCCATATCTGTCACATCCAACAAGGATTTATTCGTGAACTGAATAAAATGTCTGATAGTCTCCAGATAGTATTTTGCTGTCTGCCTGCTCAGCTTTGGAACTTTCTTTGTCATATAAACATTTAGTATATAATTATTCGTATTCTCATTTGTTGCAGGTAATGTCTCTGTCTCCACAACATCAACATGAGCCATTGCGCTTACAATCGCTTGATTCAGAATATCCATAGTGACTGCATTCAGATACGGTCTCATAGTTGCCAATACGCTATCTCTTACGATTTCTTTCTGTGTCTGCATAATTTACCCTCCTAGCAATTGCCTAAGAAGATGAACTATGCTATACTCTTCTTAGGTGAATGGGTACCGGAGATCTCGCCAAAGATTCTTGTCCGGTACCTGTTTTTATTTTGTTATCAAAGCTCACTCACCCATTGTCTTATATTTTCTTTTTTACATCATGATTGCGCTTTCGCAAATATTCTTCCACGCTAACACTCTGATATGCTTTGCGCTTGAATTTCTCATAAGCATGTTGGTTAGGTGGATTTTCTGCCATTTCCGCATGATGGTCTTCCATTCCATTAAGTTGCTCTTTGCTGAGATGCAAATTATTCAGTCCTTCCTTGTACCTTTTTCTTTTTCGCCAAGTATCCTAAAAATTCATAACATACTGGCATTCTAAACCGTCTGCTTGCTTCTTCCGTTGGTGGCTTTTCAGCCATTTGATCTCGCCCGGATATTGCATCAAGGCGCTGGCATTTACTGTCGCTCATTTTCCTCAACTCCTTCGCCGTTTTGTGATTCTCCTCTCAAAATATTCCTCACATCAACCAGAGCCCGGCTGTATCCGTTTGATTCCCATGTTCCCTTAAGCTCGTAATCTACAAGCTCTTGCTTTTGTTTCTCCTTAAACGCTTTTATATCAGCATTTCTTCTTTCAACCATTGAGCGTTCCAGTTTCACCAAACGCTCTATAAGCTCTGTATTATTCATTTATCTCAGCTCCTCCCACTAACTCAAATCTATACTTCTGCTTTACGTTTGGATATTTTTCATGGTCAACCTCACTCACAAACATTCCGTAAGGTCTGCTCCAAATAGCTCCATCTTCGCATTTATAAACCACATAAAACTGCCCGGAGTTTCTGTATCCTGACTGATATGCAAAACCTTAACTATATGTCCATTAAAATGTCTGTAAACTTGTCCGGCCGTAACATTTCTGTCGTTATCTACTGGAACTTTTCTCTTGAAGTATTTCTCACAATCTGCAAGGTCACAGTTGTCGTAATTCAAAGGGCTTTCTTCGTCCCATTCTCCAATGTCAAATTCTTCAATGTGAAGATGCTGCGAAAATAAATCTTCAAGCGATTCCAATTTGCCCTCAAATTTTTCTTTATCAACCACGTCATTTGTATCCACAAAATATCCACTTACTTTAAATATCTTCGCCATGTTTATTCTCACCTTTCTTTAATGATTCCTGCTTATCCGTTTCGATTACCTTAATTCAAAATACTTAATAACCTCTCCACTATTAATTTTCTCATCTATATCTTTCAAAGCATCGTCTACACTTTCAAACTTGCATGGACATATATGTTCTTTCGTAAGATTTATAAAAGAATATGTGCCATCTGATTTATTTTTCATAATCGTTACGACAGCTTCATCTTTCGGTCGTTTCACCAGCCATCTTCTCATTTCACTTTCTCCAATAATTCAGGATTGTCAAATATGTTGCCTACAACTTCTGCATCAATCATCTTAATCCAATATCCCAAGTCTTTTCTAAAATCATGGTTTTTGTCCCAGTCCACATAAAATCCGACATGGCACGTTGATGTGCTATCAAAACAACTCTGATATTCTCCGAATTTTACCGGCGCATAAACTTCTCCAAAATGGTATTTAATTATATCCCCTTCCCATATTCGATTTCCGTTCTTGTCGGTTAATCCTGTGTACTGGCAAATGGTATCTTCATCAATCAGAAATTCACCTTCAAGGCTTTTGTCGTAGATATAATTCTTGTCACTAAGATAGCCATACACCCATGTTCCATTAAGATGGTCGTTACTATCCATTGCATGAATATGTTTCGCTTTAAAAAGTATTTCTCTATCCATAATCCTCAACTACCTCCAACTTTTTCAAGTCCTCAATAAGCCACGGTTCGTCATCTTCCCATTTTATCATCGGAAAATCGATATCAAAGAAATCTAGTACCGTAGCAAGATATCTGTTCGTCCATATTGCTTTACCTTTTCTCGGCTCTACAACAAACAAGCAAAGATTCCCATCAGACGATCTTGCGATATAATTAAATTTCTTATTGACGTATTCTAAAAACGCTCTATCTCTCTTGCTTATCACTGGCTTTTCTATGTATTCGGATTCTGCCCATTCTCTTAAGCGTTTTTCTTCACAAATTGGAAAATCATTACAACGATTACAGTCTTCGCATCTGGTATTTTTACAACTAATCGGCTTTCCAGTCACTTTACTGACAGCAAGTATGTCTCCACTGCAAGCAATTTCCACAATCTCTTTTGCATACTTCTCTTTATTCTTCATCTCTTCCACCTCGCTTCACAATTTCAATGGCTCTGTCAATAGCATTTGCAATATTAAGATAAGCACAATCTTTATCCACATCACCAGTGTTTGCCAGTGTCAGAAAGTAGCTCATCTTCAAATCTTCAAGTTCTTTCACAACTCCCTCAGCATCTTCATATTTTGCCAGCTTCTCCATAGCTTCCGACAGTTTGTTCTTGTCTTTAATCACTGCTTTCCCAGCATGATACTCCGTATATCTCATTTGCCACACCTACTTTCCGAAATATAACCACCATTTCAACACTTTTAAATTTATCTTCTTTTCTTTCATTTCCCTTATTTCTTTATTATTTGATTCGTATACCTCAATTTGCTTTTTTACCAGTTCATCTGATTTTAGATCTGGATACAGCGATACGAGTGTAATAGAACTTTCATTTTTCAATTCTCCGTATGTATCCGTCTCAAATTTCATATACTGCGATACAAGTACGTCCATTTGGTTTTCTATTTTAGTATTTTCTTTTTTGTACATTGCTATCTTTTCATCTATAACCGCCCCATCTTTTACACCTATACATAAAACAATAGCTGCAATCAAACACACAAATACTCCAAGAAGCGGAATGAATGCTAATTCTTCTCCATCTGCTAATATAGCCAAAATCGTCAAACCTAAAAAAATCAAAAATAATAAAATAATCATATTTGCACCTCCTCATCTTTCGGAAACTGAAATACCTTAGGCAATACCCAGTAATTAGGTTGTACATAGCCACCCTCTAACTCCATTCTGGAAAGATATTTCTCTCTGCACATCTCCATAGCCTTAATAGCTTTTTCTTCGGTGGAATATTCGGCTAAAATATAAACTCTATCTCCTTTGCCGAGGTCATTCCCCGGAAATATTCCAACGATTGTTGCCATATTTCCTGAATATGGTGAAAACGCAATTAATTCATAAGGCACATCCAGTAATCCGTTCTGACTAATGATTCTCATGTTCTCCCTCCTCTGATTTGATTTCAAATACAACGCATCCTGTTTCTTTATCTTTTATGCTTCTTATTAGCTCAGCTGATGCAATAATATCAGGGAGCGCTTCATCTGGTTTAAATTCTGCAACCGTTCCGCCACAGATAACCTTGTATGTCCGAGTTGGATTCATTACATTTAGAAAATTCTTTAATTTCATTCCTCTTCCTCCTTCACATAATCCGGACAATTCTCTACAAATTCATATTCATCCAAAAACTCACATTGAACCGGGCAGCCATCAAAGTCCGGGCATTCCAAGCAACACATATGATTGTCTGGATTTTCTACACATTTAATCCTGCAACCCATCAAACTCACCCCTCTTAAAGTTTATTTCACCTTTTTGAATCAAGTTCCATGCATTGTCTTTTAATTCATTCTGCAACATGAACAACTTTCCGCAATTCAAGTAAGAACATGGAATAAAATAAATATTGCTTGAAATCTCATTCAAATTAATAGATTCCAAATCTTTTGCCCGGATTAATACGATTGTCGAGGTGTCTTTCCGGTATTGCTCAAAATCCTCTATTAATTTCTTCAAGCTTTCTTTATCACAGAACATTCCGTTCACTATGCCACCTTCTTTTCCAGGAATTGCGCTGCATCTTCAAATCCACCAGCTCTCAGCTCCTCAAGAACCTTGTCCAGCTTTACAGTTCGAAACTTTGCGTCCGTCTCATCATAACTGCCTTGACAGTTTCTCACACGGCTTGCATCGATTCCCATGTCAAATTGTTCATTCAGCTCATTTGCGTAGTCCTCAAGCGTCACATAATGACTTCCAAGGTAATCGAGATCCAGCGCACTTTTGGTCATATTCTGAAATTCATTTCTGAACTTAAGAAGCCTTTGCTTTCCGAATCCGAAATGTTCTCGCAACACCATTCCGGCAACTGTAGTCATTGTGGCGTATAGGTTCGTTGATAATTCGTCCCACCAACCATCAATCTGACCTTTGCTGTATACCAGTGGTGCTTGCATGAAACCACGCATCTTGATTTCTTTATCCAGTCCCTCAAGACCGTCTTTTGCTACAACTTCTCTGGCGTGCAGGATGCCCTGCATACGCCATTGAAATTCTTTGTTGATTTTTCCCATTTACTGTTCCTCTTTCCATTTCTTCTCACTAAATTCATTCGGCTCCATGTATGTGTTTTCATCACACTCAACAACTCCACGTCCGTACCCGTAAGCGCATGATCTACAGAGCGGTCGGAATGCAACAAGCCCTTTATCTTTACCTTTGGTAATTCGGAATGTTGCTGTGTATGGCATAATCTTGATTCCTGTAACATGAGATTTCATATCCCGTCCACAACACCAGCACTTATACTCATGTCCATTTAATTCATGGATTTCTTTGCTGTAATCTTTTAAAATTCCACCATACCGAAAAGGCTTATCTTTCAGTGTGTTCTTCCCTTTCATGTGATTTCTCCTTTTCTTCATCAATCCTCATAATTCATTACAATTGTAATTACTTTTACAAGCACTTTCTGAATCTGATCGTAAATATGGTGGTCATCACTGCCGAAGTGAGAATACAGTTCTGCATCTTCTTTTCCTCTGTCATAGCACTCTTCCATGAACTCAGAGCAGTAGATGTCATCTTCATCAATGATTTTTCTATTTTCTCTCCATTCACAAACAATACGTCCTTCTACCATTTCATTTACAATATCGTCAGAACGATTTCCACCGTTCAGATACTTGATGCAACAATCAATATATCCTAACTTGTCACAATATCTATATTCTTTTGCTGTTTCTTCCGTATAACCTTTGAACGACTCTTTTATCTGCTCTTCAAAATCTTCCGGGAGATTGAAGATATCTACATCAATACCTCTCGGCAATTTAACTTCGTAACTTCTCATAATTCGTTCCTTTCTCTCAATTGCTTCATCGCCAGTTTAAATGCCAGCATGTACAAATCTAAGATGCCTGTATTTACTCTTCCAAAATCTCTTACACACTCATTTGCTTCATAAATATATTCTGACAGTTCGTTATATCCTCTGCCTTGAATTCCGCACTCTTCTGAAAAGTCTGTCAGGACATTACTAACCCAAAGCTCAATGTCAACACCACCATCTTGCATTTCTTCCAGATATTCCTCTTCTAGATATTCCATGATGTCTTTTATCGCCTGTTCTTCATCGTAATAGCACACTGCTCTATTCATGCAGTCGATTTTCTCTGAAAAATATCCCGTATTGTCTGTAAAATGTTCCTCGAACAGTTCAAACACCATGTTTTTGTAATTGGAAGCAATCAGTTCCCCTAGATCTCCGGATATATGTAATCTGTAATGGTCTTCCTCAAAAAGGAATCTGATGCGGTATTCATTACTATCTGGTCTTTTAAAATCCAGAATCTTGATGTTTCCATAATCTGTAAATGTTGCTACATGGTTCTGGAAGTTCTTCTTTTCTCTCTCCAAATCAATCATAATTCGTTCCACCTATTTCATAAACAAAATCCAACGTGTCTTACCTCTCTGATCTCCGAGAAGTGGTTTCTTTCCCAACTCTTTCAACACGTCATTCAATTTTATTTGTTCCTCGTTCCACTTAAAAACCAGTATTCCGTCCGGTTCCAACACTCTCATGCATTCATCAAACCCAGCTTTTAAATATGGTTTCCAATCTTTCGGTAGAACCCCATATTTCTTAGCAAGCCATGATTCACTGCCGGCTTGTTTTAAATGAGGTGGGTCAAACACCACAATCTTAAATGTATTGTCCGGAAATGGCATCTCCCGGAAGTCCATTTTTATATCTGGCTTAACTAGAAGTGCTCGCCCATCACTCAATGTTGTTTCAAGCTCTCTATTGTCTGCGAATAGGACATCTTGATTCGTTCTGTCAAACCAAAACATACGACTTCCACAACATGCATCAAGTATTTTCTTCATATCGTTCCTTTCTCGACAACCGACAACCGGCTGATAATCGGCTGTCTGATTAACTATTTATTCCAAGTCAGAAGCTGACACGCTATCGTGCAATCTTCCATGACTTCCGTATTGATATTTCCTCTGTTAGGATCAAGTTCATCCAGGAACACGCCATTTATGCAGCTATGCCCTATCTCACGTTCTTGCTTTGCTCTGTGCTCAAATACTTCTGGGAAATCTACCCGAATTTTGTTCCAATAACCCATACCGCCCTTAACACAGCCGATGCAATTATTGTTCGGATATCCCATGTCGTACATGACAGGTCTTTGAATACCAAGCTGATATGCTATTCCATATGCTTCTTCTTTCGTCAGTCCGTTTTCTATAAGCGGGAATTCGTGATCGTAATCACTAAGAGCCTTGCAAACCCTGTCTGCTCTATTCTGCTCATTTACGTCATATCCCCACACATAGATGTGATGTTCTGGGTGCTCGCGCTCCCATTTCATTCTCACTCTCTTTTTCAGCCATTCAGTACACGGTGCGCCATATGGGGTGTTGATGCATCTTTTCTTCTCTATCACATCATCCACACTCTCATATTCGTCCGACTGTAAGATTGTTATCTTTCTTCCAAGCACTCTCTCGCAATCATGCAAGAATCTTAAGCTATCTGGATGCTGATTTGACACATGAGTATATATAATCTCATCTACATCCTTTGCTAAATAACACGCTACAAAACTGCTTATTCCTGTTGAAAACCAACATACTTTCATAACACATCCCCGACTTTCAATGTGTCTTTGTCTATCTCTTTTAATTCAATTTTCATACTTTTCACCTATCCTGTATAATCTTCAAACCGTTCACATGCCATAAATGCGAATCTGGAATTTACCCATCTCTGCATTCTTTTCAGCTGATCACGTTTCTTTAATTTGTATTTGTCGTATATCATCACGTATGGAGAATATCCCAAATCTCTTAACGTATATATCCGATCAAGGTCTTGTTCCAAAGTTGTATCAAATCCACACAGGACGTATACTGTCATTTTCCCTCTGCCCCATCCAGTCAGCTTTTGAAACATCTGGAATTTCGGCACAATGATATCTTTATCCTGGTATCTGTCCCAAGCAAAATGAATCTGCTTAATCTTCATCTGCTTGATGTATTCTATCTTTTCTTCGGTCATAATTCGGATATCGCATCCTTGTGAGAAATCTATCCAAGCCTTGCTATCAATGAGCTGTTGGCTCAGATCTCGCCATTCCCGGCATGCAAACATATTCGGGTCGAGCAAGACGATATTCTTCTGCCCATTCCAGAATTCAGATAAATCAGATACCTTGTGGCTTTTCTGCCCCTCTTTTTCTTTCACGATGCAGAAATCACACCCTCTCGGACATCCTCTTGTCAGAAATCCATAAGCTGTGTCATTGCAAAGTTCTGGATATAAACTGTAATCAGGATAGATATGTTCGATTTCTTCCGGCAATGGCTTTCCACCAGATGGATATTCATACCCTGTACCGCCCTTGATTATTTCTCCAGCACATACCGGATGCGGATAATCCGGTGTGAACGTAAACACCTTGCTCATATATACCCTGTCTGGTGGATTCAGCCATGCTGTAAGTGGGTCATACCATTCAACAGAATCTCCGTTCTGCTTATGCCATGCCGACAGCTTCATCAGCGGAATATTGGGGAAATTATGCCCATCTACATCGATTAGTGCTGTGTTCATGACTGCTCCTTTACCACACATCTACTCTCCATCACTACAAAGAAATTACCGTCATGATTTTTACAGTATTCTTTTAGCGCCCTTACCTGCGCATATTCCCAGTCTTCGCTATATGGAACGCTCTCTTCATGCACACATCTCTTGATGTCGCTAGTATCTTCAATAATTCTGATAACATTGACAAACTCAACCTCAACTTCTTTCTTCTCATGGTCTTTCTTCCACTGTTTGATGATTTCAAGTACTTTGTCGGGATTCTTTGAACGAAATTCGTCACATCCACAACGTGAGTCAATTCTAAGCCTGTCGATTGCACAGTCTTTGCACATGATACTTCTGCACATTTCAGCTTGAATTTTAATTGCTTCTTCTGCTGTCAGTTCTTCGTCTAATAGTTCACACTCCGACTCAAAACCAATTCTCCAAACATGTCCACAACCACAATCTACGTTAAAACCGTCTCTGTTATAACTAAGACCATTTGCAGAAGGCTTATTCGTTACTGTACCAATTTTTCCTTCTGCGCCATAACAACCAGAAGTTGCTCTGACAATTTTAATTTTATCTCCAACTTTATACTTCATCACAATCTCCTTTCATTAATCTTTCAATATACAAATCCATGCTGTGTATAAGTTTTATACAATTTCCGTGAGATGCATGGTTCCTCCACGAATTATATTTTTCATAGAATTTTTCTTCCGTAAGTTTTCCGGCTTTCACATCTTTAACTAATCTTCGGAACTTCTTTTTGTTCTTCCGTTTGTTCTCACCTGTCAACTTCCGAATATATTTTCCATCAACCGTCATATAATGATGAAATCCTAAATATCGTATTCCTTTTCTAAACGGTATGATCTGCGTCTTCCCGTTCAATTCAAGTCCAAGTGTTTTTAGCATTTCTCTGATACATTCCAAACACCATTTCAAATATTCCTTATCTTGGTGAATCAAGTAGAAATCATCCATATATCGTCCATATTCAGTAATTCCAAGTTCGCCCGTCACCATGCAGTCTACTGCATGAACCATAAGCAAAGCATATACCTGTCCGGCTTGATTACCGAGTGGCAAACCAGGATTCTCGCTGCTATCAATCAATGTATGATTCAACCATGTCGTGTACGGATCTGGGAAGAAATAATCTACAATGTCTTTCAGTATCTCATGGTCGATTTCATAAAAGAAATGCCTGATATCACATTTCAATATCCATCCGTCTACGCCATGTCTCTGATAAAACAATTTCATGTGGTCCCTTAATCCATCTAATGCATATAGCGTTCCTTTTCCTATTTGTCCGGCAGAATTGTATTTTATAAATACATTCTTCAATTTTGGATGCAGAATATTGTCACAGAATACGTGCTGCACTACTTTGTCTTTAAATGAACATGACTCAATTACTCTCTGTTTTGGCTCATATATTTCAAACCGGTTATACGGAGCAACTGTATATGTCTGATTCTCTAACTGCTCTTTTAGGATATTGATTCCGTCTAAAGCCACATTAGAAAATCTTGCAGTGCTGCTATTAAATTTCTTACCCGACTTTGCTTTCTTATAAGCCCGATACAGATTGCCGTAATCCGTGACAATTTCTTTATCCATTGGTACTCCTTTATATTTACCTCTATGAGGAAGGTCCGTTTCCTTTTTGTATCTTTCCCGATTTCGGCTTGATGCCTACTCTGACTCCCTGTAATACAGAATGGGCGAACGCCGTTACTGTTGTTGTAGTTATTGTTGTTGATGTTACCGGACGGCGAAACAACCGCTTGACGGAAACGAACCTAAAATGTATTTATCTTTGTCGGTCTTTGGTTCTCCATGCAATAGCCATATGTTTTACATCAGATACCAACTTTGACCAATATTCCACGCTCTTTTCACTGATAATATTTAGCTCATAGGACATCTCTATGTAGAAAAGTAGTTCATCGCAATATGTAATTGCTTTCGTCTGCATTTCAAGTCGATCTCTTTTATAATTCTTGATATCCGTTCTATTCGCTTCAAAGAGCATTTCATAGATTTCCATTGACTTATTCTGCATTTTATCAACAAGCGAAAATCTATATTTTTTGGGATATCGGTTGGCATTACTGGTCACTTTCAATGTATGAGTGGCTAGTTCCTTCGCTTTTTGAATTACTTTCAGATCATTCTCTGACATTAATCATCATCTTCCTCACAAGATTCAAAGATTGAAGAGGAAAAGATACAAACTGGGCGAACGCCGTTACTGCGGCTGTAGACATTGATGAAGATGCTACCGGACGGCGAAACAACCCGAATCCATCTTGTATCATCATTGCATTCTGTACTATCCGGTGTAAGCGTCCACCACCATTCACCTGTATTCGGCAGCAACTTTCGATATTTACGATATTCATCCACCGAAATAAGCGATACATAGTCTTCGCACGAACCATACTCTGTCTGGCCATCCATAGATAATAAGTCACGTGTGAATTTGAGAAGTCCTCCTTCTCCAACTGCTTCTTCAATTTTTCTACGGAGTTCCGTATTAAGTTCCTGTCTCATATCACTAGAACCCCAATTATTGCAATCTGCATCAAACTTTCTACTTTTTCCGTAAAAGTCATCCGAAATTACCAGATATCCTTTCTCGAGCTTGTCCAGTACCAGCCACTTAATCCCGGAAACATCAATTGTCTTTCCGATTTCCGGTTTCTGATATTTCTTTCTCAACTGTTTATATGCTTCATTCAGCTTTTCAAGATTTTCTCCAAATTCTTTTAACGTCATCGTATTAACCCTCCTCTACGCGAGATACAAAGATATTAGATTTTAAGATACAAAGTGGGCGAACGCCGAAACAGCTGAAGTAGTAATCGTAGTAGATGCTACCGGACGGCGAAACAACCGCTACTGAATATGGCCAATCTCTTTCCGCTGTGCTCCAAGAGGTACATGTCCAGTACCAATCCGGCAGTTCCTCGTTGACTAATAATTCATTGTATTTACGTCCCTCATCGAATGTTACTGGTCTTACCTTTGTCAGAAGCTTTCCAAAAACTTCCTGACCATCAACTGTTACTAATCCTGATTCGTTTTCACAGATATTGTCTTCTCCGAACTCAGCGACAAATTCATTGAGAATTTCGCCATCGCACAGTTCTCTCAAAGAAGATTTTTTGTAATCAGTACAATCATCGTCAAATTCTTCATTTTTACGATATAATCCTTCTGTGATAACTACCGTGCAATCTGCCTTCTGCTCCAGAACAATGAATCTTCCGATGCCTGTCTCAAACTTTCCACCAGCCGGGATATCTTTCAACATCACCTTGTTTTTCTGCCCCTCTTCTTCGATTGCTGCTACCAGTTCTTTTGCTAACTTCAATACTTTATCCATGTTTCTTTTCCTCCATCATCTTTCTATCTATTTCATTTACGAACGCTACAGCCAGTTCCTTTGCAAATGGCGAACCATACTTTTTGTAAAAGCTATCAGCATCAGAAATAATCTTATTGATATACTCATCTGCATCTTCAACGGTTGCATTGTCTTTGTACATATTCCAGAAGTCCTTGAAAAGCTCAAATTCTTCCGTACCGCTCTGTATATTCTTTCTAGCCATTCATATCACCTAATCAAACGGAGTGGCGTCTTGAACCTCTCGAAAGCCTTTGGCAATATCTTTTAATGATTCATCTGTTTCCTTGAACATCATGTTATTACCCTCAAAAATAATAACCTCTTTTATCAATGTTCCCTGTCGGTTCTTCTCAACCTTTAAGCCTTTCTTCTTGTCGTAGATATTCCATAGCATGATAATGATACTTGCGTCCTGCTCAATATCTCCAGCCTCTCTCAGTTCTCCCATTGTAGGTTCCTTATCCGTTCTCATTTCGCTCGCCCTGTTCAACTGTGACAATGCTATGATTGGTATATTCAATTCCATAGCAAGGGATTTAATCGCCTTTGATATAGCACCGACCTCACTTGCTCTGCTCTGATATCGAACATCGGTCCGCAAAAGCTGAATGTAATCAATGATGATGCAATCAAAATCCATATGCTTGCACTCATTTCTGATTTCTCCAACCGATACAGAACCACTTCTAAGGAATACAGGCGATTCCCTCAATTCTTCATTTGCCTTACTGAATTTCTCTTTCTCATCTCCAAGGAAGTTTCTGGCTCTCCGAAGTCTCGTAAGATCAATACCACCTGTTCTGGACACCAAACGTTCATAGACCTGTTTATCGGACATCTCAAGGTTGTAGTACGCAACTCTTTTGTTCTGCTTAGCCAAATTCATTGAAATTTGAGTAACAAGCGCTGATTTACCAACTGCCGGACGCGCTGCAACGACAATCATGTCTCCGCCTTCCAGTCCGCCAAGAGCATCGTCCAGTCTGTCAAATCCTGTATACAACGGCTCAACTTCCGGTTCCTTGAAATACTTGCCCTGTTCTTCGTCGACCACATCTTTGAGCGGTCGAATCTTTACAGTGTCGTTCGCTTTTAGGGCTTCCAGTTCTTGCATCAATTCGCCGATTTGATTATCAATCGTTCCAGCATTCAATACTGTCTGCGATAATGTTTTATTCAAACGTCTAGTCTTGTAATCAGCCACCAGTGCATTCGCGTAATTGCGAATCTTGTAAGCGTGAACATCTGGCATTATACCCTTAAGCTCTTCCACAATGTATTCCAGTGGCAGATTATCACTCTGCACTTTTTGAGCAATCTCAATCATGGAAATCTGCCGACCAGTATCATATGCTCGTAAAATTTCAACATACATGCTTTGGCAAAATGGATTGGCAAACATTTCCGGCTTCACCTGTTCGTATATTGCACTCAAGGAATCGGGATCCACTAAAATCGCACATACAACTGACTTTTCAACCATATCACTCATCTGTCTGACGCTCCTCTTCTAAGTAATCAAGGAGTGATTGTCCCATGAGCGTGTCAAAATTTTTCCAATATTGTTGATCAGGTTGCTCCCGTTCCTGTTGCCTGACATAATTTCTCACACCGATGTACATTTGCCGATTTGTCAACTTAACTCTTTCGCCATTAATCATTCTTCCTTTTAACCATTGGCAATACAATTGATATGCTCTGGACTTTCCTCGTTTTTTCGGATAAATCGCGTAAATCTTTTCAAAATCATCTTTTCGCGTATCCATTTGCACATGTTCTTCGCTTGTCGATGAACGTATATTATTATCTATATCTTCTTCTATATCTATTGCGTTACTTTGCGTTACGGTAGCGTTACTTACACAATCTGTTGGATTTTCCTGCAATAATTCCTGTTTTTTACGGCTTCGATAGTTGGCTACTCTCTTCCTGGTCTGCTCTCGAATCTTATCCATTCCATCTACATTCTGATACTCTTCCCAATTGCTTATGAACAGCTGTTCTCCGTCTCTGCAAATCATTCCATAACTTTCAAGTGCTGCCAGCGCGACTTTAATTACGCTCTCTTCAAATCCGAGTTCATCACCCAACATCTTTTCTGTGTACGGGATATTTTCAGTCAGAAAAATCATTCCAGAAGCATTGCATTTACCAGCAAGGCTCAGAAGCATCACCCAAATTAGGATAATATTATTACCTTCCGGTAATTTCCGAATATGCTTAATCTTCCGATTATCAAACATATCGGTTGTGATTTTTACCCATTTTACGTCTGCCACCTAACCCACCTCCACAGCAAGCAACTCTAATATTTGTTGGCCGGATTCTTCCGGCGTAGTAAATAAAAAAGTTACTCCGTACCTTTCTTCCATAGTCCTGCAAGCCTTGGCAAGCGTTTCGCCCGACATTGCGCTTGGGTATTTCAGCACCTTTCTTTTTGTTCCTGATGGTGTAGTAATCCATTTTTGCATTTTGAGTCTTGGGTTTATCCATTTTTCCAAATCAGCTATTGAATTAACTCCATCCCTGTTTTCTACTAATACATAGAGTCTTACATCGCCGTTTTCAGCTCTTTTCAATCCCCGATGAAAGAATCCTCGTCTTTTTACATAAAGTTGCTGAAAAGCTTTTTCTGCTTCATCGCAAAATCCGTTTTCATTGCATGTAACAAGTATTTCTCTTTCTGGATTTCTTCCTACATCGGAATCAAAGATAAGGCGTACCATTTTTTCTTCTTCAAATCCCGTAAGGTTGTATTTTTCGTAAATCTCATGGACTGCCGGAGCAAGTTCTTTCAGGGGAATAGTTTTCACTTGAATATCTCCAATCAGTTCTTGAATATCTTTCTTGGTGTCAACTACAACGCTTCGGTCATTGATGAGCGTATAATCTCCACAATCAAGAGCTTCTTTTCGCAGGATAATCCCTTTGCTTCGGAAGAAGTCTCGCTTGATGCTGTGTTTCAACCTTTGCTGTCTCGTATCTTCAATTAGTATCAACTTTCTCACCCACCTTAAGTGTTTCCATCTTCTCTCTCTTTTTCCGCATAATTTCTTCCCGATGCGTCTTGTAATATCTTCTGCAATACTCTGCATTCTTCCCAGATTTTACTTTCTTCTCCTGCTTTCTCTTGTCCCTTGCTTTCCCCTTGTCGGATTGGGCGTATCTCATCTGCGCTTCCTTCCCTTTTTCTGACTCCATATATCTTTTATCTCTGAGTTTTCCGGGCTCTGAATGGTTATACGCCCATGCAGTTGGGTCTGAATTCCACCGACAATCTACGTAAGGGCAATGAAAGCAATCCGGGTAACAACATTGTTTCGGTTTTGTATTCATTGCATAAACTCCTAGTTAAACGGTAAAACTTCGTCAATTCCATCCGGAATATTCATGAAGCCATCTGAGTTATCCGGAGCCGGTCCGCTTGGTTTCTGCTGATTCTGCTGACTCGTAGCTTTACTTTCCGCAAATTCCTGATCTTCCACTACAACGTCTGTTGTATATACCTTCTGTCCATCTTTGTTTGTATAACTTCCCGTCTGGATACGTCCGGTCACAACAACCTTTAAACCCTGTCGAAAATACTTTTCAGTAAACTCAGCACCTTTTCCGAATGCAACGCAATTTATAAAATCTGCTGTCGGGTCCCCGTCTCTTTTAAATCGTCTATCTACGGCCAGTGTGTATCTCGCAATTGCCATAGAATTTCCACCCTGTGTGTATTTGATTTCCGGATCGCGTGTGAGGCGCCCCATAAGAATTACTTTATTAATAAGTCATTCCACCTTTCTCTATATCAAGCGTAAAATCGCTGATAATGCCAATAAAATTGAAGCTGTTAAAAACAAAACTTTAGTTACTTTTTCTCTTGCCATTCTAAAGAAAGAAAATTCCATTACGGCACATGCAGCATATATAATTACTGTAATCAATCACATTTCCCTCCTAAAACTTCAAAAAAATCATTAAGGAAATTAGCGAATGCGCTCTTTCCAGTTGGCTCTTCTGGTTTAAATTCTGGTGCTAATTTCTCTTCCTGCTTTGGTTCTGACTCAACTTTTTCATCTTCTTCGCTGAGTTTCTTAGCTAATTCCTTAAAAAGATTATCAAGACCTGCTGAACAGTTTTCTTTTGCAAGTTTTAGTCTCTCTTCTTCTGCCATTTTGGAATTTGCAATAAGTTCATCGAACTTTGCGTTTGCTTCATCTTCTCCAAGACGCTCAACTAACATCTCTCTAAAGCATCTGCAAAGCACCTCAAATTCAACAGTTAATTTAAAAGAATCACCTTTGCACTAAAATTTCCCTCTTCAATTTTAATCATCGTCTTCTACCTCTCTTTCTTCCATTTCAAAAATCTCGTCAATTGCTTCCTTCGCCTCTTCTGCTGTATCGTAATATCCATGATGCTCTGGATATTCGTCTGGATTTGTTGTATAACTGATTTCAACTCTAATCATTCTGTACGTTCTCGCTTTCTTTTTCTTCAATTACTATCTCTACTCGTGGATTATGCTTGTCTATTTCAAAATGCAAAGTTGGAGTCAATACATCATCAAAACCATCATTCTTTATTACTTCGCATTTCTGCAAAGCATCTTCAAATGATTTAATAAAAGCTGATGCAATATTCATTCGATCATGCATCTTGTTTTCGCAATAAAATGAATAATGAATCACAATCGGTTTAATAATTTTCACGCCCTGTAGGTCTTTACTAGCTTTTATGTACTTCGCGCAAATAGCGTCATTCTTATTCTTTACAGCGTTTCTGTACTTCTTCGTGCGGTGATCGTACACTCTCCCAACAAGCAATTCATTTAATCCGCTTTTGAACCCCTTTACAGTTACTTGATACTCCATCTACACTTCCTCCGCATCATCAATAATCACAGCATCTGTATCTATAGAATCAGAGGTATCTTTTTTTAACAAATCATTCAAATCCGCTTGCCTTTCCGGTTTCTGCGAAAAATCGTTGTCCAACAATTCTTCTTTTGTATAGAATCCATTTGTCAATTCTGGACAATTCAATTTTGCAAAAAAACTTGCTGATCTATAGCGGAGCATAAGCGCTGGAAGTGTCTTCCATTTACTTCCATTTTTCTTTGTCCACCCCTCATCGTCAGCCATGTCCATAGTTACCTTAACTCCATCAATTTTCCGGCCCTCCTTTTTAGTCCAACATCTACACGAATACGGTTTGCCATCTTTTTCTTCTTCATCAAATTGCAATTCCATATCATATTTTCCAGATGCATTAATCATTGCAATCAGAAAACTGGAACTCCAACCCATTTTTCCTTGAATCATGTACATATTCTGCATAACAGTGAATGGGTCTATACCCATTTTCTGTGCCTGGGAGATAGCTACCAAACAGTTCGCTTCATTTCTCTGGAAATGCGCCGGAACGATTGTTGACTGGCTCAACGCCTTAGCCATCTGATATGCCATTTTGAAGCTGTCAGAACTTCCGTAAATCCCATTCTCGAAATCAGCAACCATGTTTACATGCTCATTTTTTGTTGCAACTTCTTTCTTTTCTTCCTGTGTTACTTCTTTTTTATCTTCCATCACTCAACCTCACTTTCTTCATATCCATATGCCTTTTTCAACCACTCTGGAATGCCAAGACTACTGATTTGTACATCATCTCTAAACCCCATATATCCCGGATACTCATTCTTCTTTACGCATTCGCAATATGTTTCTAATAACGATGTCCTAACATCTCTTCCAGACTTCATAAAAAATTCATCAGCCTGTAATACATTGCAGAGATACGGCGGTTTCTTTTCCTGCGCTATAAATACAAACAGGAAATCTTTACCCGTATTGGCTTTTAGACCATCGCAATAATGTGCTGCCTGAATGTCATAATTGAGCTTGATCGCATCTCGCATGAATTTTTCTGTTTCAGCGCACTGACAAGTCTTTAAGTCAACACATATAGGTTGCCCACTAATTTCTCCGTAGCTATCTGGTCTGCATTTGCACTCAACTCCTGTTTCTTCATCGGTCCAGAAAAAGCTTTCTTCATGCTTCCCATAAATCAACTTTTTTACAAACGGCGTAGCGTACAATGCTATCCTCATAGCCTCCAATGTATCCATAGTCTCTTGCAAAATCACTTCTTTGCCATCTGCTTTAGCTAAAAAATTTTCATATTCCTCTTTTCCCCTTTTTGTTCTTCTGTCAATGTTTGGAGCAACGACAAATTCATTAGAGAAGTCATATGGTTCAAGACAATATTTGTGATATGCGCGTCCGAACTGCAGCGCCTGTGTATCGTTATCTTCTGGATTATCCTGAAAATATTTAAAATGCGCCATGCTCTGAGCCATTCTCTTGATATCTGTAGAAGAAATAGCCGGATTCGCCCTATATTCGCTTTGTGAAATTGATACTCCTGCCACTACTCATTCACCTCACTTAAACTAATGCCACAAATTTCTGCGACATCTTTTTTATATAGAATTCCAGAGTCATCAGAAGTCATTAATATTTTTAAATGTGTTCTTAATGCATAGAGTTCTGCGGAATCATTGACCATTTCCCGGAAATATTCATATGGAATCTGCACATTTTCAGAACTATTCATCACTTAATACCTTCCTATATTCATCATTTACGCAATCCTCACACAGCTTTTCGCCATTAATCGTGTACAAGTAATCACCCTCATACAATTCCGCACCGCAAGAATCACATAATACTATCGGATTCGGTTCGTCTGGTAAGCGAGTTTTCCAATCATCATATCCTGGAATTGGTTTGCACACTCCGAACCACCACCTTATCTGTTTTGCTTATAATTTTTTTATCTGAACTGTCCTTTTTGACAATATGTAAGTACAAATCATCTTCGAACAGATTCATCCACTCATTCGGATTTAATCCGAATTCACCAAGCAACTTTTTATTTGCCAGTGTTAATTTTTTTGGTTGCTTCATAAGCCCTCCTGTGTTAATATGAAATTGGTAATTTTTTGATTCTGCGCGTTTTGGAAAACTCCTTTTTCCGAGCGCGCGTTTTTAATCTGCAAGGGCATATATCTTACCCAACTGTTCCGGTGTATGTATCGGAGCTGTATCACTAGTAGTCCAGCCGATCAAGTAAGATATTCTCATGCCCCAGTCATGACCTTTCTGCTTTTCATCTTCCATCTTGATTTTGAGAGTATTATACTCCAGCTCGAAATCCTTATCGGTCATTAATACGGGAATTTCTTTCATTACACCCATGCTTAATTCTCCTTTCTACATAATTGATATTCGACACATAATCACAAAGGCTGTAGCCAGTGCCAGTATTCCAATGACAAGTATCATACTTTTATATGTAAGGACCTCATGCTCTCTTTCAAGCCGATGTACTCTGCGCCGTTTCTCCAGTGGCGTATCTGGTCTCAGTTCTACGTACTCCATTCTGTCTCCTTTCCTGTTTCTTTGTCTGCGGTTTATAATCAATACATGGATATTCACGGCTACGTTCCATGCAGTGATTTTTCATACTGCAAGTGCTACAACTTATCTCCGCTTCAATCATCCGGCAATCCTCTCTTTCTTCGGAAGCTGTGAAACCATAAGAGATAAGTCGAGCTTTTCTTGATTTTTGATTGCCTTATTCAAGTCATCAACAGTATTGATTCCAAGTTTCTTCAACTCAGCTTCGATTCTTTTGAGTTTTTCGTCCATAAAGCTTTCCCTTTCTGTGGTATAATGAATAAAAACGTTTGCGAGGTACCGTCATGTCAAAAGAAGAATTAGTTATCCTTAAATACATCAATGAATACAAACAACTTTCAACTCAACAGATTTATGACCATTTTCATAAAATCAATAAATTCAAAAGTCTGTTTTTCCGAAAACGCTCTGCCGAAAAATACTCTGATAATTCCATAAATGGTTGCCTTTGGTATCTTGAAGTTAATCACGATTACATACGTGAAAGCAAAGACGGAACCACTATTACAATTACCGACAAAGGTGAAATTGAAGCTTATAGCTATATCATCGAATGCCATGAGATTTGGAAGAATCGTATTTACGGTTTCCTTTTTGGCGTTGCAACCTCTGTTACTGCTTTATTCATTAAATGGATTGCTACGTGTCTATTACCGCTGATTATCAAATGATATTAAATATCCATAATATCAACATAGACGCTATCCAGCCAATTAAGTAGAATATCCAAAAGTCACTATCTTTCTTCATTCTCGTTCCTCGTCCAATCTGGAATGGATCCTTTTACCGCATCTCAATTCTGAAATGTCGGTTACTCTAAGTGTGATCGTCTTTGCTGCATTACATAATGCATTCAACGCCATAATCTCGATCCCAAGTCTCTTCTCTACATCGTAATTACCAGATTCTCTAAGATTCTGAATGTCCTCATAAACCTGATCGCTTAACGTTTTGATTTTATCTTGCATCAACATCTTTATTCTCCTGTTCCTCCTGTGCTTCATTAGTTCTAACAACTTTCGGAGCATACCCTCGGTAAAACTCATTTGTGAACGCTTTCTTCACAATCATCTCCGGTGGCTTACCAAGTTTTGCTTCAAACTGAAATTCTTTGAGATTTTCAATTTTTTCTCCGTCAATGTATACTCTTACAGGGTCAATATCACCATGGATTCCCTTTTCTCCGATGTGAATAATGATTTCCCTTAACGGTTCATATCCTAATTCATTCATTACATTTCCTTTCTGTGTTATAATTCTACGTGGAGGTGATGTTCTCATGAATATCGAGCAAATTGCTCACGATCTTGCGATTGCAAAACTTACCGGTTCTGATTTATCTCCAGAAGAAATGCTTGAAAAGTACCACGAATACTATGAAACATTTCTCAATCTGATGAGAGAAGAACCAGCGGTAGCTACTATTTGCAGTCCACAAATTTAATCCTCATTTGGCTGCTCTTTCTTCGGAGTAGCCAAATACCCAAAACAGTGTCTGTCAAAATTAAAAGCATACTCAGATGTAACTTGCGCACACTGGATAAGTAACTTCAAATCTTCCTTTTCTGACGGTTTAAGATTTCCTTTTGCAAGTTCATTTCCTTTAATACATACTGCTGAATGTAATGCTTCTGCATAATCTAAAAACGTATGCATTTTTTTCTCTTCGCATTCCTGCCTACATAATGGGCATTGCATGTTTCTCACCTACTTTCTCTCATCGCATTGCTCTTTCAGTTTATAAAACGGCTTAAACACATCTGGAAGAGCCGGTATCACATCTGCATCAATTGTCATATCAACTGCGAGAATATCAATTTGAACTATCGGAACACCTCCAGGTTCTTGTTCGAACAAAACCCCTCTGACTTTGTTTATCTCCTCGCCGTTAATTTTCACAACCGTCTTGATTCCATCTGTTTTGATTTCTATTTTAGGTGGATTTATTGTTGACATCTTTCTTACCTCCTACACTGCCAAACACATCTGAGCATTTTCAGCGTCAATCTCTTCTTTTAGATACATCGGCAGAACGTAGTCTTCGATAATCTTCACAGCCAAATCACACTGATTACGTTTGATTGCCTTGTAGGTGTTTACACCAAACTCTCTTCTAAGCTGCGCGTCTACATCACTGTATACCTTGTGCATTAAGCTCTTGTTCTTATAAGCCGGTGCGCTCTTACCACCCATCAGTGGAACCACTTTCTGATTCTTAGCTCTTGTGATTCTCTGGCATTCCAGTGCTAGCAATGGCATGTCTGCCTTAAACTCCTGCAAGTCCTTATCTACCTTGTCAATTCTCTCTGTTAGTTCCACATTGCCTTGAGCAAGTAACTGAATCTTCTGGTCGGTTGTCATTGGAACCGCTTTTGGTTTTTCGAAATAGTTATCAACTAATCTGTCGTATACTTCCCATGCCGTATCTGTATTAAGTGATTTCGCATGGAGGAAAGCGCCTTTTTCTGTCCAGAGGTATAATTTATTTAGATTGTTTGGCAAATCGTGAATTTCACGAAACGCCCTTAATTCATCTCCAGATAAGCAAATAAAGTGTTTTCCATCAATATATCTCTCTTTGTTATGATTGAAGTTATATGAAATTGTTTTACTATCAGTTCCATACGCTTCAGCGATCTGCTGTGTTGTGAGTACACGAATATTTTTATACTCTGTGATTTGTAATTCGTTCATTCTATCTCCTTTCTTCTAGATTGCTAGCTTAAAGTTAAAAGATTTGAACTTTTTCATTAAAAAAATATTCTGGAATATCTGAATCTTTCAATTTTAATAATGAAACTGCTTTGCAAATGTCCGATTGATTCCAAGGAACGCCACCATTTAACTTTAGAGACAGCGTTCTGTCAGACATTCCCATGGCTTCTGCAAATCTATACTGCGCACCAAAGATTTCAATTATTCTGCCTTTAAGCTTGTCGTAATTGAATGCCACTGTAATCCCCTCCTTTCATCAATAGTTCAATACTTTGAACTGCCTTCATGTTATCACACGATTTCAATAACGTCAATAGGAAAGTTCAAACTTTTTGACTTTTTTGATATGGAATATTGAACTTTTCTTCAAGATATGCTATATTAAGCACAGAAAGGCGGTACAATAATATGAAGAAGGAAAACACTTCTATCCGATTAAAACAAATAATGGACAATAGAAATTTAAAACAAGTGGATATCCTTGATATGACAAAACCATATTGTGTTAAATATGACGTGAAGATGAACAAATCAGACATAAGTCAATATGTGTCCGGCAAGGTTGAGCCGAACCAAGAGAAACTATTTATACTTGCAAAAGCGTTAGGCGTAAATGAAGCTTGGTTAATGGGTTTTGACGTTCCAATGAAAAAGGAACTGTCATCCTCGGAAGCCGAAGGAGACATAGAACTGATTGAAAAATTTTCATTGTTAAGCGAGAGGGATAAACAATTGGTTATGAATATGATTGATTCTATGCTACCTATTCAAAAGAAGTGAGGATTACCCCCACTTCTTCACAAAATGTTTTATGAATGTATAGAGGTATTCTAACGCGCTAACACTTTTAATACCTTCTACGCATTCAATAATGAGTTTTTTGTAATCCTGTTCGTCCATATGCTATGTACCTCCCGTTCTAGCAGAACGCATGTTCGAAAATTCCTTAAAGCAATCATACATCAATCGGATGTAAAATGCAATGATGATTTTCGACAGGTTCTCGCCCCTTTCTATAATTATAGACACGGGAGGTTGCAAAAACTTATGGAAAAATAAGGAATCGTCCCGTATATGGGACATTTACTTGTAATCAGACTCAAAAAGGTCTGATATGCGAACATGAAGAGCTATAGCAAGCTTTTCAAGCGTTTCCAATGTTGGAGATGTTTCTTCGTTCGCAATACGATGAACTGTTGATTTAGACACGCCAGACATTCTTTCAAGCTGGCGGTCAGAAATATTTCTTTCGTACATGATTTGAGATAATAGTATTTTCATGATACTAGTATCTGTAAAACAAAAGAAATTATATCTGGAATATATTGGTATAAAGGAATGAACATATGAAAAATAAGGTGTTAAAATTTTTATTTCCAATCCCGACAATAGTGATTACGGCAATTTGTTGCTCTTCAACAATCAACTATTTTGGATTTATAAAGGGAGCATTTATAACAATTATATTTTTTATCGTAGCCATGCTGCCATTAGACCTTATATTATGGATTGCATACCAAATAAAAAATCCAAGGGTAAAAGAAGTTGTAAAAGTTAAATGCCCAAATTGCGGAAAATTACTTAGCGATGATTGTCAATGGTGTACTGAATGTGGATACCAACTTTTTAAGCCAGCGAGCCAATCGTCAACCGCTGTTACTCAGAAATCCATCCTAGATATTGATAATATGAATGGATATGAATTTGAGCGTTTTTGCGCACAAATACTTCAAACAAATGGCTTTTATGATATTAACGTAACAAAAGCAAGTGGCGATCAAGGCGTTGATGTTATTGCATTAAAAGATGGAATACGTTGCGCTATTCAGTGTAAGCGTTATTCTAGTAACGTAGGGAATAAAGCAGTGCAAGAAGTTGTTGCCGGCATGCAATACTATAATTGCCAGATTGGAATTGTGATGACAAATAGTTATTTTACTCAGTCAGCAAAAGACTTAGCCAGCAGAGCAGAAATTATTTTATGGGACAGGGATTTCCTGTACAAATATGTAGTTAAACAGCAAGTCGTATCTCCAGAGTTGGAGGCTCAAGGGCAAAAAATATTGCAGGACATGGCTAGAATATACACTACGTTATTCCAAGAAAATATGCATGTAAATGTAGTTCTTGTTAATGCGAATTTTAAAGGTGAAGACATAGAGTTGATTTATAAGTGTGATACGAATGAGCAAGTAAAATATCTTATTTCTCAACAGAATTTTTTAACAGAAAAACTTCGCTCTCAGCAATATTTCACGGAGCTATCAAACAATTATATGTCTGTGATAATAAGAACATGACTTAGCACAATAAAATAAAAGCCCCGATGCTACCAACACCGGAGCCAATTGGCACTATCTGGAAGATAATACCAAATCTCGCAAATTTAGTTTATCATCTTCCAGGCAGTCACGCAAGCGGAACGAATGTTCTTTGCTGGCTGTTATTTTTATACTCATTTTTAAGGAGGAATGATATTTATGGCAGAACAAAATGAGAAAATCGTAGCACTCTACGTTCGTGTATCAACTGGCTATCAAGTAGATAAAGACTCTCTCCCGTTCCAGAAGAAAGAACTGAAAGCATATTGCGAACACGTATTGCACATTGACAAGAATCGCATAGAAATATTCGAAGATGCAGGAAAGTCCGGTAAAAATACCAAGCGTCCGGCATTTGAACGAATGATGGGAAAAGTAAAGTCAGGACAAGTCTCTCATGTGATTGTGTACAAGATTGACCGAATCTCACGAAACCTTGTGGACTTCTCTCTCATGTATGATGATTTCAAATACAATAACGTAACCTTTATCTCGCTGAACGAGCAATTTGATACCTCTAGCGCAATTGGTGAAGCTATCCTTAAAATTATACTAGTGTTTGCAGAATTGGAGCGTAAGCTCACATCAGAGCGTGTAACGGACGTTATGATTGGCAGGGCGCAGAACGGACAATGGAATGGTGCGCGCGTTCCGTATGGCTGGGATTGGGATGAAGAAAAACAATGTCCAGTGCATTCAAAGAAAGAAGCTCAGTACGCCATTGCTATGTATGAAATGTATCTTAATGGAGGTTCAACGGTTTCAATTCGAGATTACAATAACGCACATAACATTCCAACCAAGCGCGGTGGCGAATGGACATCTAAGACTGTTGCTGACTTCTTAAGGAATCCAATAAATAAAGGTGCATACCGGTATAATTACAGAGAAAGCGCTAGGGGACGCAAAAAACCAAATGAAGAAGTTGTTTTCATTGAAAATGCATTTCCACCATTGGTAGAACCTAGAATATGGGAACTAGTCAACAAACGCATGGATGAAAATACTTTAAAACTAAATACATCCTCTATGCATACAATTCGTAAAAACTGTAACGTGTTTGCCGGATTAATTGTCTGTGGAAAATGTGGAGTCAACTACCAAGTAACAGCAAAAGACCGCCGCAAAGGAAGTGGATTCAGACCATCCTCTTACGCATGTACTGGAAAGTATCAAAAGAACCATTGCGACAACTTAAACGTCAGTGATGTGAAGATAGGTCCGTTTATGATTAACTATATAGCTGCTATGGTTGATGTATCTAAAAGTAGGAAATTCATAAAAGGCACTAAGTCATTAGAACAAGTACTTCTCTCCCATATCAGCTTCTCAAATATAGTCGGGATTGCGAATGACAGTCTACAAGAGACATTGGAGTTAATATCCGGTTATAGCGCTTCTAAGAGCGCTCTATGGTCTGCTGAAACATTATCCAAAGAACAACAGACTGACGTTGATTCCAAGCAATCTGAGCTGAATGAGAGGTTACAGAAAGTAAATCGTGCTATGGAACGATTAAAAAAAGTATATCTCTTTAGTGATGACGGAATGGACGAAAAGGAATTTCTTGAAATGAAATCGTCATTAGAAGCTGACAGAGTAAAGATTGAAAATGAAATTAAGGGACTAAGCGCGCCAATTGCAACCAATGTAGATCAAGTTGCATTTATTAAATCGGCATCTGAATTTCTGTTGATGCATAAAATAAACAGTGGAGAATTTGTTGACTACAAAGAACTTGCAACGCTTGATGAAGAATCCTTAAAACAATTCATGAATTCTGTAATTGATCATATCGTAGTCAGAGAACGCAAGATTGTAGAAATTGTATTCATCAATGGTCTTTCCCATACGTTACTCTACAAATAAAAACAACCCCGTAAGCACTGAGTTTACGGGGTTTATTGATTATGACGTCATACAGATTGAATTCTTTGTTACCGAGTACATCTGACACCCAAAGGTTGTGACGCAGAAAGTCATCGGCCTTCCTGCTTCTTCTGCTTCTTTTCTTACGTATTCTTTCGCTTTTTCTATGAAATAATATTGTCTTTCTGGTTCCTTATGAGGTACAGGATCAGACAAATTGATTCCTGATGTTATCGTATTCATAATCAATCCCTTTCAACGTATCTGTAATAGATGTTTTTGTGATTTCGCGGTCTTCGCATAGTGCGTCCAGCGATGGATATTTATCTCTGAGTTCTGTATTGATCACGCTAAGAAGCATGACTGGATCTTTTGGTAATTCCAT